CGGCCAGCACTGGAAGCATGTTAATGCTGTTCTAAGGCTTATACTATTTTCTGTTATTAAATCACAATGGCTAGCAAAACAAAAGGCGCATCCAGTGCTCATAAGCGCCAGCATGAACCAGGGCCGCCAAAGCTCACAAGGCAAGGTCAGGGAAAACGTTCTAAACCAAGCCACGGCAGAAAACTACTGCGCGGACAAGGAAAATGAACAGGGGCCGAAAGGCCCCTTTTTAATAGCAGTACAATGGAAAGAAAGCATCATTGATTATGGGCCAAATCATTGCAGGTGGCGAGCAATTTGAAACTCATATTGAAGCAGATTATCGCGGACAAATTTTAAAAACTGGTCCAGATAGCGGAGCCGTAGATGCATTTGGTCGTGCTCGCACAAGTGCTCCTTATACGCTGTTTGATAGCACAATGCGCTACAACAAGCGTCCTGATCAATGGTTTGATCGCCTTTCCAATGGAGGCGTGGTCACATATTTAACAAATGAAAGCAGCACCGCTTTAACGACTACCACTGCGTCTGGCGATACGGTGCTGCGTAGAACTAAGCAATACTTCCCGTACCAACCAGGAAAGAGCATGATGATCATGCAAAGCTTTGCTGGCGTTACGCCAACGGCAGGCCTCATTCAAGAAGTGGGCTTCTTTGATGATGAGAATGGAGTGATGTTCAGGGCAAGTGGTACTACGCTGCAAATGGTCATTAGAAGCTTTACGTCTGGCGCTGTTGTTGAAAACGTTGTTAATCAATCAGCGTGGAATATCAACACTCTTGATTCGCTAGACATCTCTAAAGCTCAGATTTTTACTGCCGATCTTGAATGGCTTGGTGTAGGACGAGTGAGGACTGGTTTTGTTGTTGATGGTGAGATTATTTATTGTCACGAATTCGATCATTACAATGCATTGACTAGTGCATATATGACAACGGCTATTTTGCCATTGTCCTATCGCATTCATAATGCTTCTGCCCAAGCTTCGGGACGAACCATGAAGCAGATTTGCAGCAGTGTGCTGAGTGAAGGTGGATATGAGCCAGATGGTGCAGTGTATTCAGTTAGCCATGATCTGACCGCTGTTCCGAACACATCTGGCGAGCGCATCACTGCTGGCATTCGCATGGCCAGTGGCCGCACTGGTAATGTCATTCTTCCCGTGAGAATCTCCACTGCCACTTCCTCTAACGATGTTGTGTTGTGGCGTCTGCGCTTAAATCCAACACTTAGTGGAGTGGTGTGGAGCGCTGCGAACAATCAAAGGGGCAATGTAGAAGTGACAACTAGCGGCACTGCTACAGGCGGCACTATAGTTGACGCGGGTTTTGTTAGCCAAGGTAGTGCAAATAATTACGACATTGCAGTGGCCATCCGTCTCGCTTTAGGGCAAAATGCTTCCGGCGAAAGCGATACTCTCGTCTTGACTGTTGACAGTTCCGTCAATGCCAAAGCCTTAGGTATGATTGGCTGGGTAGAGATTACATAATTCGCCTACAATAAAAGAAAAAGGCTGGCCATGGTAACACCAGGAAAATACGACATTACTATTTATCAGGGTGCCACGCTTGAGCTTAGCCTGCAATACAAAGATTCCACTGGCACTCCCGTAAACATGAGCGGTTATACAGTAGCCGCTCAGTTATGGAACAGGCTAGGTACTGTTAAGATTAGCAACCTTGATGTTTCTTGGATCACGCAAGCAAGTGGTACATTTAAACTTCGCCTAGCCAGTAGTGTGACGAGTGGCATTACAGAGCAGGGCCAATATGACGTACTAGTAACGGAGCCTGGTGGTGATAAATACTACCTTTTGCAAGGCAATGCTTTTATTGATCTTGGTCTCACTGGGAGGTGAAATAAATGTCTGAAGTAATCATTGGCTCACCATTGATCAATCAAGTTGTCATCCAAGAAGAAGAAAGTACTGTTGCGGTTCAATCTGCAACAAGTACCATTACTACCATTGTTGCGCAAGGACCACAAGGCCCACGAGGCGAACAGGGTACTGCAGGAAGTGGCATCGCAGTGGATGATGCTGCTAAAGTAGACAAAAGCGTGGTGTATTATGATCTTGCCACGGCATCTTTTAAAGCAGATGCAACATGGATTATTTCTTCAATTACCGATGGGGGTAATTTTTAGTGGCTAATACTATTCGCATTAAACGAAGAGCATCTGGAGGCAGCACTGGCGCCCCTGCAAGTTTAGCCAATGCTGAACTTGCTTATAACGAAAGCGATGCTGGAAATGGCGTTTTATATTATGGCTATGGCACTGGCGGTGGCGGCGGCTCTGCAACGCAAATTGTTGCAATCGGTGGCGACGGTGCTTTTGTAAGCCTTACTGGTACGCAAATAATTAGCGGTAACAAGACTTTTACTGGCACGCTAACAATGAGCGGTGCCACCATTGATAGTTTTAATACCACTGGCAGCGTTGTTGTTGGTGGAAATCTTACGGTTAATGGAACGACAACCACTGTAAACAGCACTGTTGTTACCGTAGATGACAAAAATATTGAGCTTGGTAGTGTTGCGAGCCCTAGTGATACTACTGCTGATGGTGGTGGCCTCACATTAAAGGGCACCACTGATAAAACGTTTAACTGGGTGAATGCCACTGGGGCTTGGACCAGCAGTGAGCATCTTGGGCTTGCCAATGGCAAAGCTTTTTATATCAATGGCACGCAAGTATTAAACGGCACTGCTCTTGGTAGTGGAGTTGTTTCGTCTAACTTAACCAGCGTTGGAACCATTGGTACTGGCGTTTGGCAAGGAACAACAGTTGCCGTGGGGTACGGCGGCACTGGTCAGTCCGCTTACACTGATGGTCAATTGCTAATTGGTAATACTGCTGGAGGACTAAGCAAGGCCACACTTACTGCTGGCAGTGGTATTGCTATTACTAACGGCAATGGCACTATTACCATCGTTGGATCAGGCACCGCATACACTGCTGGAGATGGTCTTGATCTTGTTGGCAATCAATTCAGCGCTGATTTAAAAGCAAACGGTGGTCTTGTTATTGAAGCCACTGAACTTGCATTGGATCTTAGTGCATCAGCAATCACTGGAACATTAGCAGTGGGAGATGGTGGCACTGGAGCCACTAGCATCACTGGCATTGTTAAAGGCAATGGAGCAAGTGCGTTTACTGCTGCAACAGCAGGAACCGATTATCTTGATGCCAATAGCACAGTTGATGGTGGGACGTTCTAATGGCAAATACGATTTTATTGCGACAAGGAACGACAGTGCCATCTGGCGGTGCCTTTGCTGTGGGCGAACCAGCTTGGGACAAAACAGCGGGAAAGCTTTACATTAAAAATGCGGCTGGTACGATGGTAGAAATTGGCGCCAGTGGTGGCGGATCTGTTGGCGTGGATCCTGTTATTGCGGGGATGATTTTCTAATGGCTGCTCCCAATCTCAAGAGTCCAACAACAATCACGGGGCGCACAGCTCGCTACGCCGTCACCACCAGTTTGGCCGCTGCACTGAGCAATGGCGCAGCCAGTGGCAAAGTGCTCAAGATCAACAGCATCTTCTGCGCCAATGTGGATGGCGTGAACGCTGCTGACATTAGTGTGAGCATCTTTGATGGCACAACAGATCGCTACATCGCCAGAACGATTTCGGTGCCTGCTGACGCCACGCAAGTTTTGAGTACAAAAGAAACGTATTTCTACTTGGAGGAAGGCGATTCCATCCGCGCCTTGGCATCGGCTGCCAGCGACCTTGAGCTAGTCATTGGCTATGAGGACATCAGCTAATGAGACTCGGACTGATCGGCGGCACTGATAGCAAGCGCACCGCAGGCGTTTATCAGCCCGAGGATGTGGTGGCGCTGCAGGATGCCAAAAAATACGTCAGTCGCTTTGGCTATGACGGCGTGTTTAATGCACTGGCAAGCTCTGGCACTGAAGAGGGCTTTGATGTCAGCCGCGACGGCCGCTATGTCTACGTCGCAGTGCGTGGCACCAGGACGACGGCCACCATTTTTCAGTACGAGTGCTCAACTCCTTGGAATCTTTCGACGATCACCTATTCCAGCAAGAGCCTGGTGGTCGGTGACTGGGAAACTAACTGCAACGGCATTGCAATCAGCGACGACGGCACGCGGCTGTTTTTTACTGGTTACGCGGGCGACACCGTTTGGTCTTGCACGTTATCCACGCCTTATGACCTTGCTACGGCCACGGTTGATGTAAAGAGGGTCTACGTCGGCACGCAAGATGCAACACCTAACACCCCCATCTTTGGCGATAGTGGCACCAAGATGTACGTGATTGGCGTCACCACTGACACGGTTTATCAGTACACGCTCAGCACTGCTTGGAACGTCAGCACAGCCACTTACGCCAGCAAAAGTTTTAGCGTCACCACGCAAGATGCCACACCGCAAGGCATTTTTTTCAAGAGTGACGGACTGACCTTTTACATGGTCGGGCAAACAAACGACACCGTTTACCAGTACACGCTGAGCACTGCTTGGGACATTAGTACTGCAAGTTACGCCAGTAAAAGTTTTAGTGTTACAGGTCAAGAAGCTAACCCACGCGCATTATTCTTCAAGCCTGACGGACTAAAGATGTACGTCATGGGCACTACTGGTGACGACGTTAACGAATACGACTTGAGCACGGCTTGGGATGTGAGCACCGCAAGTTTCCTGCGTGTCTCTGCCGCCGTGGGAGAAGGAACTCCAACTGGCTTGTGGTTCAAGGATGACGGCACCAAGATGTACGTCACGGGCCAAGCAAATGACACCGTGCGCGAATTTACGCTGTCTACAGCTTGGAACGTCTCAACAATATCTTTCTCCAAGTCGCTTTCGATTGGCTTTGACAACTCTCCTACAGGCGTCACGTTCAAAGATGATGGCACGGAACTGTATGTTTCAGGGCAGACGAATGATTGCGTTTACGAGATATTGCTTGGAACTGCTTGGGATGTCGGCACGGCCAAGGGATTTATTTTCGTTGGCGGCAACGAACCAATTCCAAGGGGTATTCACATCAACAGCGACGGAACGCTGTTATTCCTTCTGGGAAACAGCAACAACAACATTCGTAAATACACTCTTTCTACAGCTTACGAATTAGGCACCGCAACACTATCTCAAAGTTTTTCATTGTTTGATGGTCTTGGCGTGCATGTCACGGCTGATGGTTTGCGGATTTACGTTACCCTTGACCAAGGTGGAGCACTCGGTGGCCGTCAAGTCAGACAAATCACGATGACTTCTACCAACGATCTTTCCACTGCAACACTTAGCAGTGTTGAGCTAATTCCTACGTACGGTTTAACCGGCACAAGTGCTAACCTATGGGGTGTTCGCGTTTCCCCTGATGGCACCCGAATGTTTGTGCTGACTGATGTTGTCCAAGGCATGTATCAATTCTCGCTGAGGTTCGCGTGATGCTCTACTCGTTCAACGGCTGCCGTCCAGAGCCCCTTCCCTTCCGTATCACGCTGCCCAACGGCTTCACCCGCACCGATCCGAGCACCTTCACCGAGGCTGAGATCACGGCTGCAGGTTTTACGGGTCCTTACGTCGAGCCTGGCTATGACCCCACCACGCAGCAGCTTGACTGGAAAGATGGTGCGTTTATCGTGATTGCCAAACCGCCAGCGCCGCCAGAGCCAGCTCCATTAGACCTTACGACAACAGCCAATGGCATCCTTACCGCTGCTGCTACAGGGGACGCCATTCTCCTTGCTAGCTTGTTGGAAGACTTGCTGGCTGCAGCCAAGACGAGCCAAGCCTAAGGGAAGATAGTAAGCTGGGACAGCATTACACCGTCTTTTCATGGCTTCTCCATTTGGCATAGAAAGTGAATGGTACAAGCAGCAAACAGAACATCTTTCTGATATTTTTGCTGAACTAATGACCGATGATGATCCTCATTTGGCACGTAAAGCCATTGTAGAAACAATTAAAAGCTGGACTGATTATCACAAAAAAGAGCTAGACAAATGGAATGCGCTGCGTAATCTGCTTAGCCTTTAAGCTGGTAAGTGATGCGGAGTTCGCCACCTAATGCTTTTACGGCCTCGCTAGCGTCCGCTGGCGGGGCTTTTTCAATGAGCACTGATGGGACGATGGCATTAGGAAGGGGCGTCACCTTGGCTTCTGGATAGAGAGAGCGAGCTTTCTCTGCCAATGCATTTGCCTTTGTTTCTCTCTCTTCTTTTTCCCATTGTTTGACGAGAGTTGCAGCTTGCTCGTCTACTTTCTCCATAACAATTTTCGTCTTCCATTCTGCCCAATCTGGCCTGCAATAAGCCATGAGCATTTTGAACCATGGTTGCAAAGCAAGAGAAGGCCGCTTTTCAGCGGCCCATAAGCCTAGTTCATAACAGAAAGCATTAAACCAGGATTGCTTGCTCATTTGCTATTTGCGAATGGCGAATGACTAGCCTTCTTGAAACACGGAAATAAAGATTGCGCCAGTTTTGGCGAGGGGCAAAATCTTATCGCGAAGATCAACATTGTGACAACGCACGCAACCATGGGTGGGAACTAGTGGTTGCTTGGGAGCCCATGCACCAGGCCAGCCATTTGCAGAGCCGCCACCATGCACCATGATTCCTGCCCTACCATTGCCTGCCTCTTGGTTTTCTAGCTCCACCATGTCGAAGCTATACCAGCCATAAGCCATGAGAGTGCGATCATAAGCAGGTTTGTCGCCTACTTTCTCATAGTCTTTATAAATGGCGCCAATTTTATATAGACCAGGAGGCGTGTCTGAATTTGTAATCTTCCATTCAAAATCACTATATTGACCGCGAGCAAGGCAAGGGATTTCCCAGAGAAGCTTTCCTTCAAAAGAGAAAGCCTTCATGGTTTCAACCGCATCATTCACAATCAAATGTGAATCACCTTTCTTGAAACCAAAATCTTGCGGACGTTTCTTGGGGCCAATCATGATTGTTTTCGTAGATTCTGGAGCATATTCCTTCATTAATCCTGATAATTTTGAAGGATAGGCGGGATCAGTGGCATACGATTGTTCTTTAAGCATGCGAGCTGCAGCGTAACGATTTGGCGCATGATTAACGCCTTTAAAGTGGCGATAATCCTTGTACCATCGAGTGACTAAGTATTCAATGCATGCAGCGAGACTAGGGAAATCAAGAAAGCCAGCTTTAATGGTCACCCACTGACCGTCGTACCATTCCTGCGTGGAAGTGGTGGTGCCATCACCCTTGATGCCTAGGTAGTTATGGCGGCCAGACGTATGCTTTCCAAAGCCGCTTTCAAGGCAGCATTGTGCAGCGGCAAGCTCGGGATAGCGAGCACCGTACTGGCGAGCGAGCTGGAAGCATTCGTCCCAGAACGCTCGATTAGAAGACCACACGGTCTTAGCCTTTCACGCGGAAGATAGTCTTCAGGCCTTCCAGCAGAAGCTGGAGCACGTTATTGCTTTTCCAAGGGGAACGATCAAGAATTTGATCAGCGGCAGCAATAACAATGCCACCAATCACAAACCATTCTGCGCCGCTCATGATGAACAATGCAAGGGAATTATGTAAATAGCCTAGCGCTCAATCTCCAAATTCCGCACTCTACTTTCCATTTCTCCCATCTTGTCAGTGAGAGTGCTGAGTTTTTCTGTGACAGTTTCAATTTGTACGGCCACTCTTGCCTGTTGAGTGCCCACTGCGATAAGCATGGCGCCAGTTGACAGGAGCATGCCAGCCGTGATGGTGGCTACAAAATTCGCAAGGCCGTCCTTGAAACTGTCCATAGCCATCAGTCAATAAAAATATTCTACAAAATTCACGGGCAAATGTTTCGCGTTAGATTGTGGTCACGACAATTTAATAGTGCCATGCTTAGAGCGAATGGTCCCGATGAGCTGTTGCATTCTCTCATTGAACTTCGCCCTGGTGACGCAAAACGCAGATTTCGTAAGAGCATTTTTGAAGATTATTTTTTGAGGGGGCCATTTGGTCAATGCGCCTGCGCTTATTGCGGCGAATGGAAAGAAAAGCTGACTATTGATCACATTGTTCCGAAGAGCAAAGGCGGTCCCCATTTCAGTAAGTGGAACATGCTTCCAGCGTGTCAAAGCTGTAATCTTCACAAGGGCAACTCCCCTATTCTTGAGTGGTGGAGAGTGCAGCCTTTCTGGACCGAGAGGCGTGAAGAACTGGTGATGGCGTGGGTGTATTGCAATAGCTTTATTAGCGCCCAC